AAACGACCTCGCCGTCACGGTCGGTGGCAATTGCCTCGCCGTCTTCACTGAGTTTGAAAGTGCCCCGGGCGCGCAGGATGATGTCCTCGGCTGCCTCGGGAAGCGCGCCGGCCTTGATGGCGGCTGCGCGGATGGAGTCGGCCAGCACCTTGTCGCTGTACTTGGCAGCAAAGGCTTCGGCCTTGTCGGCGCGGGTTTTCTCGGCGGCCAGCTTGGCGTCGTAGTCGGTGCGCAGGCGCTCGGTGCGTTTGGTGATGACCTCGTCGAGCTTACCCTCGGCCAGCAGGCGGGTTTCCTCGTCCTGGCCGACCTTGGTGAGTAAGGCCTTGACCGCGTTGATGTCCAGGCCTTCGAACTGGGTCTTGAAGCCCTCCAGTTCAGTTTTGGTGGTCCGGAGCGAGCCAAGCAGCTCGGTGTTTTTGTTCTTGAGGCCCACTGTGGCCGCTTCAACCGCTTCGGCAATCGCGGATTTAACTGCCGGGTCTTCAAGATCAATCTGGTTTTCGTCTGCCACTTGGTGCACCCCTTGGGTTTGGTCGGCCCGCTTTGCAGGCATAAAAAAACCCCGGCATGGCCGAGGTTTGGATTTCGCAGCGCTAGAATTCAGCGCTTGATTGACGATTCATATGGATCGGAATTTACATGATCAGGCGTCACGGCCTCTTTCAATATTGCCCTGCCAGCCGTCCTCTTCGTCCTCGTCCATCTCGTCGGGGTCATCAGCCTCTTCGCGTATGTCGAGGTAGGCGTCATCGTCATCGTCTAAAAAATCATCCATAACCAATCCCTTCCTATATTTAAATATGATCAAAAGGAATCGTATAAGGGGTTATTGGGCGATCTTCAAGCAGTAATGACCGATTGCCCGCACGTAGCTCAACTAACTACAGATAACCCGCGCATTACCAGGTAATCGGAGAACTGTGTACTGCTCGGTGCATATGGTGGCGGCCGCATGCGAAAGCCAGGGGCACCGCGTTTGAGCCGGGTGCGCTGGCCATTGGGCTCAATGCAGTACCTCGGCTCTTCGATCTGTAAGCCCTGCTCGGCGGCATATAGCTCAACCGCCAGCCGCACCTGGCCCCATTCAAGCTCAAAGGGCACGAACGTCTCGGACAGCGTCTGGTATTCAATCTTGCAGTCACGGCGGGGCCACGCCATTGCCTGCTCAGGATTGGCCTTGCGCCCCTTCCACTGGCGACCGTTGATATCGGCCGCAGCGCGCAGCAGCAGTCCGACCTGGTCAGCCTCTTCTTCAGGTATCCGGAACCCGTAGTAGTCGCGGTAGAAGGTCAGCTTCTCCAGCGGCACGAAGCTATTCGCGTCTGGCCTGCCCTTCCCGTCCTCAACGAGGATCTGCATGCGCTATCTCAACCTGGTGGTGCGCCGAGTGTAACGCCTGCTCGGGTGAACATGTCAGGTTCGGCCTCCTTCAACTGCGCCAGGGTCAGCGGCTTGAACGACTTGTCGAGCTGCAGCTTGGCGAACTTCTCCGGCGTCAGCCCGCCATCGCGGAACAACTTGCCCCGGATCGGCCCAAGGGCATGATCTTGGAAGCTCGCCGGTTGCGTTGCCAGCCACTCGTAATAATTCAGGCCAGCGTCGACCTGGGCCCCGCCGTTGTCGCCAACAGAGGCGCGCGTGGCGTCCTTGGCGAACATCTCCGAAAGCCTAGTGGTCGGCACCGTAGTAGACCGGCAGTTGATGTGCGCCGGCGGCAGCGGGCCTTTGCCCAGGTCGAAACGCATCCCATCCAGGCCTTTGCATTGCTGCGAGGTCTTGCGGTCAAGCGTCGACACCCAGCGATAGCCCAGCACCACGTCGCTGTTGGCCTTTAGCGTCTCCATTCGTGCCGTGGTGGCTACGTGCTGGATTGCCGTCTGCACAACGGCGGCAGCATTGCGGTTGCTCACCGCCAGGACGCCATCCGTGAAGTTTTGCGCTGCGGTGCCGCGAATCGCCTGGATGATCTGGGCATTGGTCTGGCCCTGGCCGAAGCCGAGCCGGATGGTGTTCGTGACACGCATCGTCTCGGTCCGCGTCCAGCCGCTGACGAAACTCTTCAGCAGCTTGCCGCCGTCGATGCCCTTTACCTGAAGCGGATAGGAGAACACCGCCGCACGGATCAGCGTGTTGGTCGGCACCACTGCGTCGATGGAGAGTGCATTGCTCAGGCTTTTAGCCTCGAAGGTTGACTCGTACAGCGCGATATCGACCAGATCGGCCTGCACCAGGTCGCCGTAGGCCTTGTAGATCTCCAACAGTTTGCCGTCCACCCGGGCCAGGAACTGCTCAAGGCGGTCCCGGCTGTAGGTGGTCAGCTCTTTGCGGGTGAGTTGATCCCGCACCAGCTTGTCGATCTGGCGCAGGTACTTCTCAAACTTCTTGACCTCGCCAGCCTTAAGCCGCTCCAGCATGACGCTATGGCGGGTCGTCTGCTCCAGCAGTTGGCTGTCCGCCTGCGCCAGGTTTGTCGATGGCATCGTCTTTGTCCAAGTTGATGCCGGCCGACTCGCGCTCATCGCTGATCAGTTCGGCTTCGTCTTCGTATGGGCGCTCCGGCAGCTTGCCGGTGGTGAGGTACTGCCAGTAGGTGTCGGCGCTGATCGTTCCGGCCATCACGCCTTTCAGCAGTTCGGCGAGAACCTGGGCGTCGACCACAGGGGTCACGAACTCAGGGTTCACCTTGAACTTGACCTGCTTGGGGTCGTAGCCCTTCCACTCGGCGGCGTATCGCAGCCCCTGCTCCACCGCCTCGGCCACGGTAATGACGATGCTGTGCAGCGTGGCGTGCTGGTCGTTCTGACGCGTCTTGCGCGCCTCACCCGATTCAGTGCCTGCTACGTCCATGACCTTGGCGCCGGCTTCAAGCGCGGCGTTCTTCTGGTCATCCATGGCCTTGCGGACAGCTTCGATGCCAGCGCCCTGAAACTCCAAGTAGCCGCATTCACCGTTCGGACCCAAGTCCCATGCCGCAGATGGCCCGGTGACGCTCAGCTCCACCGCCTCATCCAGACCAGAGACCCAGGGCTGCGGGTGGCTGGTCTGATGCAGCGACGTGAAGTAGTCAGCGCTCAGTTGGTACGACTTCAGCGCGGCCCGCGCCATGGTCAGCAGCGGCACCTCGTCGACGTCCGGGGAATTGTCGGTGGAACCGCAGTAAATCACGGGCAAGTATGGCAGGCCTTTGACGAGCCGGTTGTCGGTACCAGTGGTACCCAGCGGCCTCTCGTCCTCGACCAGCTCACCGCCTTCATTCCGCACAGCGGTGTAGCAGACGTCGTTCAGCATGAAGAACTCACGGAAAACGGTGTCGCAATCATGGCTGTATCGATCGCTGCCCTTCTTGCGGAACTCGCGGAACACCGAAAGGACCAGATCCTGCCGTCCGCCCTGATCAGCAGTGTCCCAATTGATGGCGTTGCGGGTGGCGTAAGTCGAGAAGTATGGCTCGCCGCTCTCGTCGATGTTCACCACCAGCGGTACCCGGCCGTGGGAAATGGCCTGGCGCACCATCCGGAAAAACAACTGCTTCAGGCCGAAGCCGTCGGCTGTGGCGTTGTCCTCCAGCCCTTTCAGGCCAGATGGTAGTTCGATCTCAGGAATCAGCCGAGACACCAGCCCCATCATCGAACGCAACGAGTCGCGCACCCAATGCTCGTACTGAGCCCGGCTGGTGTAGTTCTCGTAGAGGTACTTGTTGCCCGCGGCGTCGATCTTCTCGGCCTCAACCATACCGCTCGGCTTGGGCAGGTTGCGCTCGTTGCGTTTCACGGCGCACTCACCCTCGAGCGCGTCGTCCATCATCTCCCACTCCGCGATGTGCGCGTCGTAGTCGGGGTTTGTCGATTGCACTGGCATCAGGCCAAGCCTCCAATTCGGCGTGTTCCGCCTGTGCGTGTTTTGATCGGATAGCGCTTGGCAATGAAGTAGCCAGGGGCGTCCACGAGGTGGTCGTATCCGGCCTTCTTGTCGGGCTCACCCTTGTCCGTGTAGATCTGCCGCTCCAGGCACTGCGTATATTTCGGGCATTGGTCAACGTTGACCAGGTAGCGGTGCTCGCCATACGTGTTGGCGAACATTGCGCACATAGCGTTGACACGGTCTTTCACCGCGGGGTTGGTCGAATCCACCACTACGGTGAAACCAGCCTTCCTGAGCAGTGATAGATCAGACTCGCTCGCGCTCTTGCTGCTTGTGTTCTGGCCGCTGGCGTCTGGGTAGATCGCAATGCTGTGATCAGGGAAGCGAAGCTTGATCTTCTCGATCATCTCCGGTGTGTCACGCACCTCGGAGAACTCGCTGAGGGCCAATGGCAGATCGTCACGGATAACATGCACCACGGCGGCCATCTTCATGACGTTGAAGTCCATGCCGATGTGCAGCGCCTCGCCGCGCTTGATCGTCTCGCTGGTTCGGTTCGCCTCACGATTGAACGTGTAGTAGACGACGCCCTGGTAGTTCTCGAAGCTGGCCTCGTATTCTTGCCGGAAGGTCCGAGGGTCCATCTTGCGGCGGGCAGCTTCCAGTTCTTCAGCCGGAACGTTGCCGCCGTCGAGTGAGGTGTAGAGCCAACTCTTGTGATCGGGCTCATGGCCTGGCCGGCCATCAAGGAACGTGTCGTAGCAATGGTTGAAGCCCTTCGGCGTGCCGATGCGCAGCGCGTGACCACCTTTTCGCATGCCGATGCCCGGTATCGAGTATTGGCAGGTCGAGAGCATCGGCCTGATCACCTCCTGCCACGCCTCGTACTTGCAGTCTGCCCACTCATCGACAAGGATGAAGAACAGTCCCGAGCCGCGCAGGTCGTCGTAGTTCTCAAGACCCACGCAACGCATTAGGTGGCCGCTCTTGAGCGTGATCAGCATGTCCGTTTCGTTTGGCTTGCAATCCATCCATGCTCTGGGGATGGCCTGCTTAAGCCGGCGCCAGAACACACGTCGAGCCTGCTTCTGCGTAGGGGCTGCGTACCAGATCTCATCCTCTACGCTTACTCCCCACTCGGCAGCCAGGCGGGCCGCTCTACGCATCTCCGCCTTGCCGAGGAACGTCTTGCCGAACCGGCGACCGCATACCGCGTCCCTGAATCGCGCAACCGCCTGGAACCCCCACACGTAAATGTTCGCCTGCTTTGGCGTCAGTTGGACTGGCGGCTCAAAGGTACGGGGAAGTGGGGGCATCTTCGTCTGGGCTCAGTGTGTACTCGGCTATAGCGTGCTGGCCGACCTCTTCCTTGGGTGGATTCAGCTCGCGGCGCAGCTTCTCGTTGATGAGTCGCCTGTTTTCGATCTCGATGCGCCTCAACTCAGCCTCAAGGGCAGAATGCTGCGGGGCGGAGAACATGCCCAGGTGACGGCCTATGTCGACCAACGCACCCTTCTTGTCATGAAGCTTGACCTTCAGCCCTTCCTTGCCCTGGGATACCTCAGCGATGGCGCCGGCGGTGTTGTCGTCAATCTCGGTGGAGTCGATGAGCGCCAACCCATGATACGGAACCATGTCCTCCGGGCCGTCATCTTCACCGTCGACCATGCGGACTTGCGTCTCACCCCATCGAACGACCTTGCGGATGTCACTGAAGCCGATCTTGGCGAGTTCGCGAAGCACCATGTCCTGGGTTATCTCTACCCGACCGGAGCGATCCCCCATTCGCTTTGCGATGGCTGCTTGGATGTCAACATTTGTCAACATCCGATTCCCGATCTGACGTGCTGTCTTCCCGCTGTAGCCTGCACGGATAGCGGCTTGCGTAGCATTCAGATCTATCAGGTACTCGTCGACGAAGCGCTGCTGTTTTGCTGTCAGCGCCATAAAGCTTCCTTGAGACTTTGTGCCTCGCTTGGGCAGGACTTGAAATAGTGGCGGAATGCCGGTATCAGTACGCGCCGCGGGAGGCGGTGCCGGACGTAAATCTAGGAACGAAGATGAAAAAACCCCAAGCTGACTTTGAATACATGCACGACCTGCTCAACAACTTCTTTAAAATGCCCAATATTCGGTCTGCCCTGAGAGTCATCAAAGACCAGGAGATAACCGGATGGGAAATTTGGTTTCAGGTCGAATTCGCACGCTTTCTTTCAGAGCATGTTTCCGAACCCGAGTGGGATCGCGAGTACCCGGTTGAATTTGATTACCGCAGAGAAAAGCTAGGGTACTTTTTCAAGCCAGACTTCATTATCCGAAAGAAACACTGGCCTAAGGATCGTTATGCTGCGCTCGAGATAAAGCAACATACTCACCCAGGGAACTGCCTCACAAATATGGTCGCCGACCTCGCCAAAGTAGCCAAAATACGAAAGTCGCAGCTAGATCTACGATCAGTCTGGGCTTTGGGTATCTTCCCTTATGACCCAGAGGCTGATGTGAGAGCTATGGTTGAGGACAAACTCAATGGTATCGGGCAGGCTTACCACGAAACAAGGACGGCAACGGCACGCATCCCGCGCACGAAGTTTAGCTATGCGTTTTTTTGAGAGTGGCTCAACGACGCCCACATGATCCGGATGTCTGCATCCAGTAAGTGAGCATGGTCTTCGTTGTGAATGATGCCGGTGTCGGCAAGGATCTCGGCTTGGAGCCATTCCCATACCTCGGGAGCTGGGGTAATGCGAAGACCAAAGTCGGACAATTCAAGCAGCGATAGTGGCGGCATTGGTCGAATCTTATCGTGACCCTCTCTTGCCGCCGTTCAAGCTTGCGGGTATTCATGAACAGTTTTCTTATTTAACAAAGAGAGATCATGGATACGTTATTTACGGTCTTCGCGGCCGGCGTAATGCCAATAATGGCAATCGTGCTTGCAGTCCTAGCATATCGACACAACATGAAAAAATGGCGATCACGGATTGACGCAGAGCTGCAGACAGCTTTGGAGAAGCTGGGAGTTAGCGCTTACACATTGATTGTGGACAAGCTGACTTCGCCTAGCACTGACAGAACAGCTGACGTCTACCGTATCCTGCACGATGATCAGGACCATTATTTCCTGTTCATGAAAATCGGAGAGCAACCCGCGGTGCTCAAACCTCTAAGCAAGGAGCGAGCCTTACTGGCGGCACGTATGAATGGATAAGTAGGTTGACTGAGCAGGTAACTCTAATCCGCGCCACGATTTGGCGCATTCGAAAACGTGGCGCGGATGAGCCAGGTATACTCCGCCAAATTTGATTTTTTCGAGACTTCAAACCCATGCACGGACGCCTGTATCTCATCGCTTTACTTATCCCTGGCCCAGCAATGGCTGTGGAGCCCTCTCGCTACGGCTACGACGAAGCCCCAACTGACGGCTACATGTATGCCGTTAGGTATCAGCAAGCCAAACTGGCTTGTGAATCGCTGCCTGATGACCTTGAGGCGGACTATGCGAAAGCCATGCGCCTTACCAAAGAAGCGAATACCGAATTTGAGCGATCTTACGCCAAAGGTTTAACGGCAAATCTCAGGTGGCGCAAACCCGCAACGCCCGAAGATCAGCAGTTGGAGTGTGATCAAAGTCAGCATGCTTTGCGTGTGACGGTAAGCCTCGCCCGTCAGTGGTTTCCAGGGGGATGGTAGGCCCTCGCATTACTTGGCTCTGCGCTCGACACCGCCAGGTGCCTTGTTACAGTTCAGGCAGTGCTCGCAGTTCAGCGTCCGGCACAGCCAGACCTTCACCCGCTGCCAGTACGTGACCATGAAGATATGCCGTGCACCGGCCAGGGCCAGGGCGACATGCAACGTCAGGCCGGCAGTGGTCGGGCCGAAGAAGATGTTCTGGCTGCGTACCATCACAACGAAACCGGTGATGGCGATCGTCGAGTAGATCAGCTTCCCGAGAATGCCGTCCCTCACCTTCCCGCTCAGTACGCACCAGGCCGCCCACAGCGCGATAAGGCCGCAGGCGATGGAGTTGATCAGTTCAAGATTCATGGGTTGCCTCCCCCGAACCGCTGGCGGATAAGCGCCCAGAGGTCAGCGGCTTTGATGGCTCGGTTTATTGCTGCCAGGAGGGAACCGCCGAACGTGCCCAGCAAGAAACCAATGCCGGCGACGATCTTGGGCTCAGTGACATTCAGGTACGCGCTTACCATGCTCGTCAGGTACAGCGAGCAGGCAACCCCGGTGATCAAGAACACCATCCAAGCGCGCCAGTCGGACAAATCGTCCTTGTGCCACCAGCTCGCAACGACAGCCCCAATCAGGCCCGCAATCAGCAATTCGAACCTGTCGATCTTGTCGAGCAGGCGCTGTAGATACTCCATGCGCTCGACTCCGTGGGGCATGATGGAAATAGGTCAGCCCCGGCGGCACTCCCTGCTCAGTGCGAAGGGTGTGGCGGGGCCGAAAACAGAAAAACGTTGATTGATTTCGAGGCCCTGAATATGAAAACGTTAGCCCGCCAACCGGCATACTGCGTTGTGGCATTGGCTCGATCCAGGCAGGTAATTACAAGGATGATGCTATGACGAAAAGAAACATCAAACTTCTATCATTAACCTTATTGGTTTGCGTCGCGACAATCGCAAACGCGGAGTCGCCAGATGCCTCACCCGAGGCCGAAACGCTGTATTTCAAGGCACTCCCTTACCTTGATAAAATTGACGAAATTGATAACGAAATTTTCAATATTCGGGATCAATTACCCAATGAGGAAAAGTTTCCCGAAAAGAAAAAAGAAGAACTCATAAATAAACTACGCACTCTAGCGGCGGAGGCCGTCCCCCTACTCAAGCGCTCAGCCGCTGATGGAAATCCAGCCGCACAATACCGGCTCGCTCGGCTCGCTATAGGCATTGAACCCAGAGAGCAAGCTGTAGGTCAGGTCTGCTCTTTATTGAAATCTAGCCTGACACAAGGGTTCGCCCCAGCAGGTATGCAGATGATCAGCTACTGCTTCGACGATGTAAAAACAGCCGAGTTTCGATCTTTGATTGACGCCTTACCTGAAAATACAACTTCGCAAAGCAAGTACTATCCGCAGCCAATGCTTATGCCTAGCTGCGATAGGGATAGTGATTCCAGGAGAAAAAATGCAATTGCATCTCTCAATGAAAAAGCTATTCGAGCCGAGCTTTACATGAGTCTATCAACTCAAATTTCAGGTCAGAACCTTAAGCAGGAAAAGATCCGCTATCTTCAAAAAGCAGCTAACTATGGATGCAGACGCGCTATAGAGCGCCTAAAACTGATAGATGACGTTCGGGACGTCAATGTTGTTCCGTAGGGCTGCATTACCGGCTTATCAGTGTCC